AAAATAACAAAATGATTTTTTTAGATTTATTCGCAGGAATCGGCGGCTTTCGTCTAGGAATGGAAAGCGCAGGTCATGAATGTATAGGATTTTGTGAGATAGACAAATTCGCTAGAGCTAGTTATAAAGCTATACACAACACGAAAGGAGAAATAGAGCTACATGACATCACAGCAGTATCAGATGAATCTATTCGAGGACTCGGAAGTGTGGACATTATCTGTGGAGGATTTCCGTGCCAAGCTTTCAGCATTGCGGGACACAGACGAGGTTTTGAAGATATACGAGGAACTTTGTTCTTTGAAATTGCTAGGTTCGCATCTATTCTCAGACCTAAATATCTATTCCTTGAGAACGTCAGAGGACTCCTCAACCATGACGGAGGTGCTACATTTGAAACCATCATCCGAACATTGGACGAATTGGGGTATGATGTGGAATGGCAAGTGCTTAATAGCAAGAATTTTGGAGTCCCCCAAAATCGGGAGCGTGTGTTCATTATCGGACATCTTAGAGGAGGAAGTGGACGAAAAATATTTCCTCTCAGCGGAGATGGTGCAGCGATTGCTTGTGAACAACCAAAGATAAACAAGGTTGGAAATGTTAGAAAAAAAGGGAAATCGCAAAGTGGTGACGTCGTCTCAATTGACTCATTAGCTCCTACCCTCTGTAGCACTACGACACAAAAAGATCCGTTAAAAATTTTAATCGAAAATGAAATAAAGCAGTTCGGAGTTATCCAACCAAACTTTAATCAAAGTGGTGTTGTTTATGATACTGATGGTATATCACCAACTATCCGAGCCTATCAAGGTGGAGGCCTTGAACCTAAAATCAGAGTGAAAGAAGCAACATCTAAAGGTTATGCAGAGGCAGAGGTTGGGGATAATGTGAACTTATCACACTCAAACTCTAAAACAAGACGAGGACGAGTTGGGAAGCAAGTAGCTAATACCCTCTTGACTGGAGAAAGTCAAGGAGTAATTGAGCCTGATTTTAGAATTAGAAAACTAACACCTCGTGAATGCTGGAGATTGCAAGGATTTCCAGATTGGGCTTTTGATAAGGCGCAAGAGGTCAACTCAAACAGTCAACTATACAAACAAGCAGGCAATAGCGTGACAGTCAAAGTTATTGCTGCAATAGCAAAGGAGCTACAATGAAAAATCTGACATTATCGTTGGACATTTCAACTACTGCGACAGGCTGGGCCGTATTTCACGGTTCTGACCTTGTCCAGAGTGGTGTCTTAAAACATAAAAGTAAGTCGTTCTTTGAACGTGGGCGGTTCATGGCTAGCGAATTGCGAGCCATTCAATCGAGAGCGCTCCAGAAATACGACTGCCATTTTGAATCAATTGTGGTCGAGAAGAACTCGGTCATGGGGCCAAATCAGCAGTCTATGATCAGTATTGGAATTGTGACAGGTATTATCCTTGGCCGACTGATTGCTGACAATGTGTACTTTGTGAACGTGTCGACCTGGCGCAAGCACTGGAAGTTCAGCTACAAAGACCGAAGCAAGAAATCAATGAAGCTGCAGGCTATTGCTAAAGTGTCCGATGAATTCGACCTGAACGTCAAAGACGATGAGGCTGACGCTATCCTGATTGGTTCATATTTTGTAAACCATGGCCAAGAATTTGGAAATCTGGAAAGCCACAAGGTGAGTTGAGGAGTTAGAAGATGAATAAGCAGGAATTGATTGAGAGAATTAAAAAATTAGATGAACCATACTTAAAAGCGGAATTTGTTTTAGAATTGGTCAAACAACTGGACGAACCCAAACCAGTCAAAGTTCCGCAGTGTGTGGCGGATTGGATTAGTTTTGTAAAAACAAATGGTCTTAAATTCAAAAACACTTATGGTTTTTATGAAGAGATAGCACCTAGTGATGATGTGTATCGTGTCATGTACTACATTTTTAAAGAAAGCATTGCAGATAAAGGAATAAGAAAATGGGTAGCCGATAACATAGACACTTTCGCTCGTGCTTGGCTTGACGGCTACGAGGTCGAGAAAGAGAAGCGGTATTTGGTGAAGATTAGAGCGACAAAACACTACATTGCTAAAGATGGAACTGGGAAAATATTTTTTTCTTTAGCATACAAAGAACGTTTTACAAAAAAAGAACTAGAAGAAGCTGGGTTCGGCTGGGTGTTTGATTGTGAAGGGATCGAGATTGAGGAGGTTGAAGAATGACAGTAGAACAATTCCTTCAATCGTTATCCTACCTTATGTGGACTTCATATTGGTCAGTAATTTTTTTTAAGTTCTTTAAAAATAATAAAAATAATAAAGATTGAGGAGATTGAGTGATGAAACGATTCATAGCTATCTGGATATTATTGTCTGCTGGATTGAATATCTGGCAGATGGACAGGATTCGAGATCTGGAAGAGAAGAAGCCGATGGTTGTCTACAAGGAAGATAATGCAGGCGCAGAGATATTCGGTAAGGTCGTCGAGAAAGGACGGCACGGGAAGCTATACACAGTAACTATCAGAGATTATGGAATTTTCGTAGTTACTAAAGACCAGTGGGATAAGGTCAGAGTTGGGGATGAGGTGATGTTATGAACACACTAGACAAAGTCAAACAATGGTTTATTGACCGTGATTTAGAAAACGGTGGACGGCTGGACAAGCAGTCATTAAAACTTAGTGAAGAATTCGGAGAGTTATGCGCAGGCTATCTCAAGAAGAATGAGCAACTGACCAAGGATAGCATCGGTGATTGTGCAGTTGTGATTGTAGGGTTGGCCTTGTTGATTAAAGAGGATGTGCATAAGATTTTTGAGGGATTAAATCCCGTTGAAGAAGTAGATGTAATGAAATGTTTTAAAGGCTTAAATTTAAACATTTGTGCAATTCTATCGTATAGCGATAGAAGATACAATGGAATATTTCGTTATGATTTAGTATTCGCGGTTGAATATCTAAAATCAATCAGCAATATTCTCGGTTATGATTTTGAAGAATGTTTCGAACTGGCTTACCAAGAAATCAAAGACCGCAAGGGTCGTTGGATTGACGGCTCGTTTGTGAAAGAGGAGGATTTGGGATGATACCAAGATTTAGAGCGTGGTTGAAGAAAGAACAGAAAATGGATAATGAAATCGACCATATCAGTTGGCTTGAGGATGAGTTATATTGTATTGGAGATGGAATTACTTATATGGTTTCAGCGGAAGATTTAGTGCTCATGCAATCAACAGGACTCAGAGACAAGAACGGCAAAGAGGTATTTGTCGGAGATATTATCAAATGCACAAGAGGATGCCTTCACGAAGTCTATATAGAAAAAGAATATGGCGGTACGTATTTTGGAGGAATGCCAGCTGTATACCTAAAAGACTTGGGAGAAGGATATGCGTGGACTGAGCATGAAGAAATCATCGGCAATGTATACGAAAACCCAGAACTTTTGGAGGATAAGGAATGAACCCAGAAATAATTGACAACATCAACAAACCAAGCCACTACCAAGGTAGATATGGTATGGAATCTATCGATGCTTTAAGAAACTTCATGACAGATGAGCAGATAAAAGGATTCTATCTAGGTAACAGTTTGAAGTACATACTACGACACCAAAAGAAAAACGGTCTTGAAGACCTAAAAAAAGCCAGAAAGAACCTTGACTGGCTTATTGAGGAGATGGAACATGAGAATTAAAACATCAATGGGAACAATCATCAATGTTGACAAGATAAAGCGCAGTATCACAGTTGAGGGCGTTGAATTGGGCTCAGATTGTCGTGCGCTGACCTCTAAGTATAAAGATGGACAGGTACAATAACACTAGTTTTTGATGGGAAAATAATTTAAAAAAGGAGTAAAAACAATGTTTACACAATACAATCATGAAACAGGGAAAACTACACTTACAAAACTTGCTAAAGGCGGTATCATTACGGTTGCAACAATTGCTTCACTTGGGATTTTTCGTCTCACAGCTGTGAAACGTATCCCAGCTAATACAGTTGGAGTTAAAGTTAGCGCAATTGGAGGTGTGCAAGAAAATACCCTGCAAACAGGATATCATCTAAAAATGCCATTTATTGACAAAGTCTACACCTTATCTACATCTGTTCAAACAAAAACAATGGAGAAAATCACGACTCAGACTAAAGATGGTCAGTGGCTCAACACCAATATCGATGTGAAATATCGTGTCAATAAGGAGAAAGCTATGACGGTATTCTCTAACTACACTACCTTGAAAACAGTAAATGATAGTGTAGTATCTCCAGCAGTGCAAAGGGCAATCGAGTCTGTAACGGGTAGTTACGATATCTATGATGTGCTGGGTGACAAGCGTACTGAAGTTTATGAAATGATTGACAAGGCTCTCAAGGAAAAATTTGAGTCTTATGATTTAGAGTTTGTTTCTTTCACAATTACAGATCAAGATGCTGGAGATGAAATTGAAGCAGCAATCAAAAATGAATCTGTAAAACAAAAGGAAATCGACACTGCAAAACAAGAACAGGAAAAGGCTAAAGTTGAAGCTGATACTAAAAAAGTTCAAGCTCAAGCAGAAGCAGACGCAGGTATCATCAAAGCAGAAGGTGAAGCCAAGGCCAACAAAGCTAAGTCAGATTCAATCACAGATAATCTTATCCGGATGAAAGAAGCAGAAGCCAGAGAGAAACATGGCTGGGTCACTGTCAACGCAGGTAGTGTGATCGCGAATAAAGAATAAAATAAAAAAAGCCAAGACACCCTCTGTCTCAGCTAATAGTTCTCGCAAAGACTATTATATCACAAAGGAGACAGAGAGTGAACAAGGCTAAAGAACTCTTGAAAGAGTTGCAGGATCTGGACATGGACATCCAAAGCCGTATAGATGAAATCAATGAGCTTGAGGCAGGTTTGCTCTCAAGTCCTAAGTGGTCAGGTG